CACAAGAGATAAGCCCGGGCAAGGTAGGCGAAGTATATGCTTTGCGAAACAAAGTAGCCTATCTTTACATAAGCGCAAACCAGATAACGCTACCAGAGCAAAAGATGATTGACACGATGGAGCCTGAAATGGTCGGCAAGAGTCCGAGCCTTAGACTACGCAATGTTTTGTTTGTCGGGCATGGTCAAAATAGCGAAGGTTACCCAGACTTTGATTCTTACTACAAGGCGAAAATGGAGTTAATTATTTCAACTTATAAAGCTAATTTGATATGAGCAAACACAAGTCATCGTCTGGGGATTTTTCTAAAGATCGCTGCAAGTATTTAGACAACATTCCCGAAAACCAAAGGACACGATTAAACGGGCGTATAGTTAGAAAGGGAATGATAGGAGGCAACGCACATCGGGAGGTAATTATTATAGAAGACGGAAAAACTATTTACCATAAATTTCAGTAACATGAATCCAAAGACTAAACTTAAAGACTTGAAGTACGACCTCCCTGGCTATCACTCATTCAGACCATTGAGGGAGTTACTAGGCTGTCTGGCATTGGCTTTATTCCTTGCCGTGATCGCTTATCTTGGAATTGTAACTGTATTGTACCACGCTAATTTAATTGATTCAATATGAGAGACACATCATTAGAGGCTTACAAAACAGTAGACCTACAAAAAAATGAAACTATGGTTTTAGGTGCATTGATCGAACTTAAAGGACGGGCTACAAACCAAGAGATTGCCGACTATTTAAAATGGCAAATTAACAGGGTAACAGGCCGTACAAACCATCTTTTTAAGAGGGGCATAATAAGGGAGGGAGAAAAGGTAAGAGCCTCCAGCGGACGTTTAGCGCAGCAATGGCGTTTTGATTCATTACAACTTAAACTACTATGATCTACCCTCTATTAATCCATGACTACTATCAGGCGGTTAAGATCGCCTTAGATGAAAGTATTACCAATAACATGGTAACGTATTTAATCCGTTGCAATTCGGGCGGTTATATTATTGACGTGGTCGGTGAGATATTCAGCGATGAGAAACTAGTAATGGCAATCTTTAAAGGCGAAGTGAGATGACCTACAAGATATTTGAAAACGGTCATCTTTGGGAAATGAATACCTGTACTCAATGTGGCATAGTTAGAAAACACATAAACGCGGACCAACGAGTTTATAAGGATGGCGGTGGGGCTACAAATAGCAGAATGGGATATTCAAAAAATGATTTTAAAACCATCGACATGAAGGCAGGAAATTGTTTTATTAAACTTTGAGCATAGGACGATAATGAGTAGAAGCGATCCGAAAAATGATATAAGGGAAAAAGGACGTTATCAAAAGTTAGCTCAGGGACGTAGCGAATCCCGTTTATTTTTTTATATTTGTGAAGCCGATTGGCAGCGGAGTGGTAGCCGTTTTAAAAGACTTTAAACAGCCTTTGATTCCTGAGTAGCGACTACCACCGCGAAAGGGGATCAAAGGCATTTTTATTTTATGGAATATAAAGAGTTCTTGGAAACCAAGATTAAGAATCATGTTTTTAGTGGATTTGATATTGATGAAAGTCAATTAAATCTATCTATGTTTTCGTTTCAAAAGTTCATAGTTAAGCGAGCTTTGAAGGCTGGAAAATATGCCATCTTTGCGGATTGTGGATTAGGTAAAACTTTGATGCAATTAGAATGGGCTAACCAAGTAAACAGAAAACTAAATAAGCCTGTTTTGATTCTTGCGCCTTTGGCAGTTGCTGGGCAGACTATTAAAGAGGGATTAAAGTTCCATGTAGATGTTTGCCGCTATGATGGTAGTCAATCTCCTATTCAGATAAGCAACTATGAGCAATTAGAAAATATTGATACTTCTATCTTTGGAGGTATTGTATTAGATGAAAGTTCAATTCTTAAAAACTTTGAAGGGGCTACCAAGAAACTAATACTGGATTTGTTTTCAAAGACTCCTTACAAATTAGCTTGCACAGCTACTCCAAGCCCTAACGACCCGATGGAGTTAGGTAACCATTCAGAATTTTTAGACGTAATGAGCCGCAATGAAATGCTTGCAATGTATTTTGTACATGATGGAGGCGAGACGGCAAAATGGAGATTGAAAGGTCACGCTGTTAAAATGTTCTATCAGTTTATTGGTACATGGGCGATCATGCTTAACAAGCCTCAAGATATTGGATTTGTAATGGATGGATATAATCTCCCATCATTAAACCTTATCGAGAAGCAAATAGTAACTGACCAAAGGGATAACGGTAGGCTATTCAATGATGCTATTATTTCAGCTACAAACTTTAATCAGGAATTAAGACTAACCAGAAAGCAAAGACTTGATGAAGTTGTAAGGATTGTAAACAGTAAACCAGATGAAAACTTTATTATTTGGATTAAACAGAATGAGGAAGGCGAACAGTTAAGAAGAATGATTCCTAATTCAGTAGAGGTAAGAGGGTCTGATTCAAACGAGTACAAAGAAAAACATCTATTAGGATTTGCAAATAATGAATTTAGAATACTGATTACTAAAACAAAGATTGCATCCTTTGGAATGAACTATCAGAATTGCAGAAATCAAATATTTGCATCTTTAGATTTTAGCTTTGAAGGATTATACCAAGCGATCAGAAGGTCTTACCGATTCGGTCAAAAGAATGAGGTTAATATTTACCTTATTACTACCGATACAATGAGCAATGTAAATCAGGCTATTGACAACAAGCAGAAACAATTTGAGATCATGCAAGACGAAATGAGTAAAGCAATAAACCAAAACCTAAAAGGAAATATTATGAGCGAAGCAATTTTTGACATCCAAGAAGAAAAGAATGAATGGTATAAAATCAAACGAGGCGATTGCGTTCAACTTATCCCAGAGATACCAAATGAATCAATAGGTCTTTCTGTATTTTCTCCTCCGTTTGCAGAGCTATACACCTACTCTAGTCACGTTGAGGACATGGGTAATTCAAAAGACTATCAGGAATTTTTACTTCAATTTGGATTCCTGATTAAAGAACTGCACCGAGTGATGATGTCTGGACGTAATGTTTGTGTTCATTGCATGGACATACCTATTCAAAAAGGTAAGCATGGATTTATAGGATTGAGGGACTTTAGCGGATTGCTTTTAAAAGCGTTCGAGGATGCCGGATTTGTTTACGCTTCACGAGTTACTATTTGGAAAGATCCTGTAATAGAAATGCAAAGGACAAAAGCATTAGGATTACTTCATAAGCAAGTAAAAAAGGATAGCACTATGAGCCGCGTTGGTATTCCTGATTATGTAATGATTTTCAGAAAGGATGGCGAACGTAGTAACCCAGTAACCAACACATCCATACCTGTTGACCTTTGGCAAAAATATGCTTCGCCTGTTTGGATGGATATTGATTACGGAAATACTTTGCAAGGATTCAGAAATGGGCGCGAAGAAAATGACGAAAAGCATATTTGTCCGCTTCAGCTAGATACGATTGAAAGACTAATACACTTGTATTCAAACAAAGGGGATACAGTTTTCACTCCATTTATGGGCATTGGTAGTGAGGTATTTCAGGCCGTTAAGATGGAGCGTAAAGGCATAGGATTTGAATTGAAGGAAAGTTATTTTGATTTAGCTAAGTCTAATTTAAAACACGCGATAATCGCTAAGTCACAGCTTTCTTTAATCTAAAACTTTTACTATATTTGTCTTACCGGGATCGGTAGCCTATTGCGGAGGCGTAAAATAATTAATGAAAACCCTTGTAGGGGGCGAGCCGCAATCTCAAACCCGACAAGGGTTCTTTATTTTATGAATAAATCGTTTTACTTTCAGCATGATTACAACTCCGCAAACGATCACAAGATCCTTTTTTTAAGGCAGCAATTTGGCATTGAGGGCTTTGGTATATTTTGGTATGTGATCGAACAACTGGCACAAAATAACGGCAGGTTACCTTTAAAAATAGTTCCTGTAATTGCGATGCAGATACAAACTACGGCCGACAAAGTCAACGCTGTTATTAGGAATTATGAACTTTTTGAGATACAAGATGAACATTTTTTTAGCCTTCGACTTCTTAAACAGATTGAGTTTAGAAATGAGTTATCAGAATTTGGTAAGCGTGGAGGCTTAAAAAGTGGCGAAATTAGGAAAATCAAAGCGGTGGTTGAAGCCCCCCTTGAAGCCCCCCTTGAACAAAGGAAAGGAAAGGAAAGGAAAGGAGAGAAAGGAAATAAAGAAGAATCTATATATATATTTGGAACAGGTAAGCACTTCTTTACCGTACCAAAAAAATATACCTCTGATAAAGCATATCGAATAAATGGGGTCGATGGATTAAACGAATACATGGAATCAAACCAATCAATCCTTAATCTTCCAGCCTTTGCTGAAAAGTTTATGCGAAAACATAACGGGGCGCAATTCAATGACTTCATGCACGTCTTTAATTCATACAATAAATTCACCGAAAATGCGTGACCTAAACGAAAAATATTACGAACTTAACAGATCCTTTCCAAACAAGGCCGGAAAGTTGATGGAAATCATAACAACTCAAAAGAGATTGATTGAAGGACTAGCACGGCAAAAGCAATCCGATGAGGTCAAAGCCTTACTTTTAAAGGTAGGCGAGGGGTATGATGTTACGGTTGACATCTTGGAGTACATGAAAAAAGTTCTACAAGGGGTCGCAAATGACGCAGAAGCCCTTCAAATAGGTTCGAGGCTAAGAAACACGGTAAACGATCAAAACGAGTTTATAGGGCTTTTAATGCAACACAATGAGTTTACAAGATCAGATAAGGGAGCAACTAAATAGTCAGCTAGAGCCAGGCCAATCGTATTTTGAAAAGCCCGAAATCTACGAGAAAGAGATACTAACTGGTGTCAAGTGGGAGGTATTGAGGTACGGACATATCAAACTCGATGACCATTGCCCGTACAAACAGGGTCAACTAACTTGTATAATCGGTCATACAAACGTAGGAAAGACTACTTTGATTCTTTACCTCATGTCTAAATTGTTAGACCGAAAGAAAATGGTAATATATTCGGCTGAAAACAGGATCGCACAATTAGCCAGACTACTGATTCAATTCAGATTCAATGTAAATCAACATCATGAAAAGTACTTCCAATGGTTACGGGAACGGGTTTTATTTGTAAAGCACGTTAAACAGTTCACATACAAAGATATGCTAGAGCAGTTAGCAGTATCGGATGACATAGGATTCAATGCCGACATGATCCTGATAGACCCCTACAACTCCCTGAAGATAGATTCAAAAGGTAATAGCCATGAGTATCACTACGATGCGATTGAAAATATGCGTATCTTTACCAAAACAACGGGCAAAAGTATATTCTTAAATTGCCATACTGTAACCGAAAGCCAACGGGTTAAGCCGGATCAATACGGTGAGATCAAAAGGCCGATGGCTTCCGATGTGGAGGGAGGCGCAAAGTTCCCAAACAAGGCCGATGACACATGGGTAATACATAGACAGCTATATTCAACCGATAAAGAAAAGCGTTATGTTTCAGAGCTTTACGTTGACAAGGTCAGGAACAGGGATGGAGGCGGTGAACCCACTCCGTACAATGAACCGATATACTTTGACTTCAAAAAGGACTGGACAGGGTTTACAAACAACTATGATAAGGTTTCGGAAGGATTGAGGCCGATAGATTACGGTGAACCTAAAAAAGATGATTTACCTTTTTAATTTATGGAAACACAACCCGAATACTTAATGAGAAGCGAAATAACCCAAAAGATCATTTCAGAAACTCCACAGGAAACCAAAGATAAGGTTAGGGAATACGGTGATAACCTTGCCTATTTAACCAGACACGAGGCCGAGATCAGAGCCATTGAGCTAACAGACGAAGAAATTAAGTCCGCTTGTTATTACCTCAAAAGGGCTAAATGGTATAAAGAGCGAGGAATAAACGTGAACGGTCACGGGGACATCAAAGTTAGGGACTATTGGGCTAAGATTGAGGCTATAAGGGAAACAACGCAATTAACGAAATGAAACCCCACACTAAAATATACTTTAAAGCTTTCGGTTATGACGGGACTGAGTTTTTGCCATGCGAGGTATGTGGAGCCAAAGCTAACGACATCCATCACATAGACTCCCGAAAGATGGGAGGCACTAAGGGTAAGGACGTTATCGAAAATCTTATGTTACTTTGTCGAAAGTGTCATGAAGATTACGGGGATAGGAAACAGTTCAAAGATTGGCTACAAAACATTCATAACCAAAAACTTATAAACAAATGATACCTTTCATCATATTCCTAGCCTTCGAGCTATTCAGAAATTGGTACATAATAGCCAAACTAAAACAAGAGCCTAACCACTTACGGGGATGGGTATTCAGAGCCTTAGTCATTTTTTGCGTTTCGTTGTTTAAGTTCGATTTAGAAACGGTGGAGATTTTTAGCGGGTCTGCTTTTCCCGTCTCCACCTTTCTTTATTGCATCGGCTGTGGTCTGGCTTTCTGGCTGCCGTTCGACATCGGCCTAAACCTTTTGAGGGGTAAGGTATGGAATCATTTAGGCAAGGCTTCAAAGTTGGATAGGTTCAATCTACCCGGTGACTTGGAGGTAGTGGTAAAGTTTGTTTTGATGTGTGTAGGGATTTGGCTAATTTTGGGGCTGTAACTTGTTTAAACAAATTTTAACAAGATGGCAGGACATGGAGGTATAAGAGCAGGGCAAGGACGCAAATCTAAGGCCGAAGAGGTAAAACTAATAGAGTCATTGACTCCATTAGCCCCCGCAGCGTTAGAGGCTCTAAAGAACGGTATTGCATCGGGGGAGTTCCCTTTCATTAAATTGTTCTATGAATACTACGCTGGCAAGCCTACGGACAAAGTAGACCTAACCAGCAACGGGGAAACGATCAACCAACCGCAGGAGGTTATAATCAGGGACTATACTAAGAAGTAGTAATAATGAATAAAAAGATTCATAATAAAATTATAGATATTATTGAAGAGGATAGTTGTTGGGGCGATGATCTAATAAAAATAACTCATTTAACTTTATGTGAAATGCTAAAGTTAGAAGGTTGTGAAAATAAAATAATAAGAAATTACATCAAGCAAATGCGTGAAAATTTTGATGATGATTTTAAAAGATTTAAAGCCTAACTAATTGCCATTCGAATATGCCAAACCATTCCTACCTATTTTCACCTCAAAGGCTCGCTATTATCATTTTTGGGGCGGACGTGGTAGGGGTGGATCGTTTACAGCAACCCAGTACGCGGTTCAGCTAATAACGGGTAGTAACTACTTTCGGGGGTACTTCATGCGCGAAGTGTTTAACGACATCCGTGATAGTTTGTGGAGGGACTTCAAAGATCGGATCGAGGAAAACGAATACCTAAATGAATCGGACTTTGCTTTTAACGATAGTCAGATGACGGTCACCTACATCCCAACGGGTAACACGATCATATCAAAGGGCTTCAAGAAGTCAAGCGGAAACCGTACGGCAAAGCTCAAATCATTGGCAGGGGCTACCCATGTATTCATCGAAGAGGCAGAAGAGAATGACCAGCTATCCTTTCGGCAATTAGACGATTCACTACGAACGGTTAAGGCAGAAACTAAGATCGTAATGGTATTCAACCCTCCAAACAAAAGCCATTGGATATTAAAACGGTGGTATAATCTGGAGGAATCACACCTTCAAGGGTACTACCTAGCCAAACCAAAGAAAGAGGCTACCAACCTATTAAGCGTACATTCTACCTACAAGGACAACGAGCTAAACCTAAACAAGTCGTTTATAAACAACCTTATAAACTACCAAAGCATTGACCCAGACTACTATTTCACAATGGTAGAGGGATTAATCACCGAGGGCGTTAAAGGTCGTATCTTTCGAAACTGGCAACCTATTAAACAGATGCCAAACGAATACACGAAGGAATACGGACTTGACTTTGGTTGGAATGATCCCGTTGCATTGGTCGAAATCGAACGGCACAATCAAAAGGTGTACGCTAGGCAAATGGTTTACCAGTCTGGAATGACCAACCGCGAACTATCCGACCGCATGAAGGAACTAGGTATATCTCAACGGGCATTGATAACAGCCGATTCTGCAGAACCTAAAAGCATCGAAGAGTTAAAGCGATTAGGGTGGAATATTCAAGCGGCTGTAAAAGGTACTGATTCTATCATATCTGGAATAAAACAAATCAAAAGTTTTGAAGTATATTTGTGCGAGGGTTCTACTGACTTCTGGAGTGAGTATGAGAATTACGCTTGGGCATTAGACCAGAATAAAAACCCTACCGATCAACCGATTGATAAGCATAACCATTTAATTGACGCTATGCGATATGCCATTACAAAGAAAGAGCAACTTAAACTACGAGCGATATGATTAACAGGGATAATTTATTTGATTTTATTATAGGATGTCTATTTTGTATAATTGCAATTGCCATTATTTTTTTTATATGGACTCCAAGTATATTGATTGGTAAAATAATTGCGACATTGTTTATTTGTTTGGTTATGACACACCTAATAGAAAGAGCAATTGACGGTTAAACTTAAACTAAGGGCTATATGAAACAACTAACCAAAGAACAGAGCGAGGCGATAGGAAACTGGCTATTGACCAATTACACTTCCAAGATGGAGCAGGCTTTTTTGGCTAAGTTCCCTCCCTCATGCTGCGATGAGTGCAGCGAGGGGCATACCTGCGAAAGTGATATTAAACCAGAAGAGGTAAAATGACATTTATAAATCACTTAGACTGGCAGAAAGAAGCCATGACAAAGCTGTTAGATAATGGCTTTGTAGAAACAGATTTCCAAGATCATACAAGAGGTAGGAAGTTTCTATTAAAAGATGATCTTAAGTACACAAATATTCACGCGGTAGTCGATTCCTATCCTGGGGTTACAATGACCTTAGAATACAAATACAAAGGGCTTACTTTCACTAAGGTTATTGTGTTAGAATATTTCGATATGCTATTTGATAACTTTAAAAAATTCGTAAATCTTAGCGAGTCAAATCTTGTGTATTTTGAAGCTACCGAAAAGGAAGCCATGCAAAAGGATTTTAAAAGTAAATTTTCAGAATGATTAAACTCATAGCCGTCAACCAAACGGGCGAGGACGTTTTCGAGTGTCCGCAAAGCTGGGACGAAACACCAACACAAACCTTCCAACGGATAGCAACGGAATGGGATTGGGAAAACTTCCTTAAACTAATCTCTATTGTTTCGGGCATTGAGTTCGACTACATCAGAGAGTCAACGGACGGCAAACTAGAAGTTAAGCTAATCGCAGCGGTTCAGTATATCGTAAACCCTAAAAAGGTAACCGAATGGGATAAACTACCTATTCCTAAATCAATAGAGTACAAAGGCCGGACCATAGAACTTCCAAAGAAGACGGTAATCACAATCGGCCAATCGATTGCCATACGTCAGGCAATGCAGGTCTACGCTTTGAGGTTCAAAGATAACCTAACGATCAGGTCATTTGTAAAAGACTTCTTTTTTGACGGCTTGGTGGCCTATGCTGCAAGCGTTTACCTTCAACCGATTATAACTAGTCAGTCGTTCGATTCAGATTTAGCTAAGGACGTGGAAGACGAACTATTAAAGATGCCGATTACTCAAATCTATCCAATAGGTTTTTTTTTGCTAATGAAGTTGCAAAGAACTGGCAAGGATTTGAACAGCGTCTCAATGACGTGGATGGATTCAGTCAAGCATGGTTTAGCGAAAATCTTAGGGTCGATGACAACGAAGAAAGTAAAGAGCTGGCTAAGATTGCAAAGTCTGAAAGGCTCGATCCGTATAGCGATTTAGCCCTACTTGGTCAGGTTTCCGAAAGATTAGGACTCGATCCTGATATAATTTACAATAAACCTTTTAACTTTGTAATGAATTTTGTAGTAATGTGGAGGGACCAGGAGGCGTACG